CCTAATGCAAGTGGAGGTGGACAAGCTGCACCAAGTACTGCATCAATAGGAGAAGCACCACCAATTCCACCAGCTTTTAATATAGTAGGTCAATCAGATACAAATCAATTAGCAGATGCAATAGGAGGACAAACACAACAACCAGTACAAGCATTTGTAGTTTCAAGTGAAGTAACTACTGCACAAGAATTAGATAGAAATATAATTGATGGTGCATCGATAGGATAAAATGCAAATTTAAAAATTAAATACGTTATATAAATATGAAAATAATAGAACTAATATTAGATGAAGATGAAATGGAAACTGGAATAGAAGCAATTTCTATTGTAGAAAGTCCAGCTATTGAATCTGACTTTGTAGCATTAAAAGACCAAGAAATAAAACTTGCAGAAGTAGATGCAGATAAAAAGATATTAATGGGTGCTTTGTTAATACCTAACAAGCCTATTTATAGAAATGGAGATGAGGGGGAATATTATATTTATTTTTCAAAAGATACAGTTTGTAAAGCATCACAAATGTTTCTACAAAATGGAAACCAAAGCAATTCAACATTAGAACATTCTAAAGCACTTAATGGTTTAACATTAGTTGAAAGTTGGATAGTAGAAGATGAGGTACAAGACAAGTCAAGGAAGTACGGTTTAAATGTACCAGTAGGAACTTGGATGGGAGCAGTTAAAGTTAATAATTCTAAAATATGGGAACAATATGTCAAAACTAAAAAAGTCAAAGGATTTAGCATCGAAGGATATTTCGCAGACAAGATGGAGCAAACTAAAAAGGTGGATAAAGAAGATATGGAGGAAAATATTTCCGAAGAAATAATAAATCAAATAAGAAACATCTTAACTAAAGATGAGAAATAAAAGCAACAAAACATTTAAAACATATTTTTTTTGTAATAATTTTTAATGCAAGTTTTACAAGTAACATATTTTAAGCGAGTATCAAAATGACCAACAGTATCAATAAGTCTATTGCAATTTGTTCTTACTCTTATAAATTTATAACCTTTTAATTCTGGGTGCATATAATGAATTACAGACATTTGTTTTGTTTTAAAGCAAATATATAAAAAAAATACCAATAAAAATTAATAAAATAACAAATGCAAAGAAACAACAAAACATATATACCAAGTAGAACATCTCCTAAAGGAAGTTCACGTGCTTGTTTATGTTGGGATACAAATAAGTATTCTATTGAATGTTGTGATGGTTCTATTCAAGCACAAGGCATAGGAGTAATAACAAGAACAGATTATGATGCTTTTTTATTACAAGAAGATGGTGGTTTTATATTACAAGAGGATAATGCAAAAATAATAATCTAATGGGAAATTTAAAAATATCTGCATTACCAGCAGCAACAGAATTACAAGGAGATGAAAATATAGTAGTTGTTCAAAATGGCGTTACAAAACAAAGCACAGTACAAAATATAGTAAATTATATAGTACCTACAAGTTTAACAGTATCAGAGGGTACAACAGTTAATTTATCAGATTCAGCTTATGCAACATCTGAATTGATTGAATTATCTTGGAGTGGAGCAACTGGAACTATGATTTTAAATTTACCAATAGCTGCTTCAAATGTAAACAGAGTAATGAGGTTTATATCTAATACTGGTTTTTCAGCTTCAACACACGCAGACTTAACACCACAAGGTGGAGATACTTTAGATGGCTCAACAAATAAATATAGAATAAACAAAGCATACGAGGGAATACAAGTATGGTCTAATGGTACAGAGTGGTTTATAATACAAAAGAAATCCTAAAAATGCAAATTTTAATTAATTAATCGTTATATATATATGAAATCAAATGAAATGTTAAATCAAATCAAAACGCTTCTAAATATTGAGGTAAAACTTGAGGAGATGAAGTTAGAAAATGGCACTATTGTAACTGCCGAATCCTTTGAAAAGGGTAAAGAATTATTTATTGTTACTGATGATGAGAAAGTAGCAATGCCAGTTGGGGAATATATCCTTGAAGATGGCAGATTATTAGTTGTTGAAGAAGAAGGTATTATTGCAGATGTTAGAGATGTATCTGATGAAGTACCAGCTAAAGAAGAAACTGAAGATTTAGAAGAAAAAGAAGAAGAAAAAGAAATGGCAGAAGTAGGAGATTGGGAAGGAATGGAAAAAAGAATCCAAAATCTTGAAGATGCTATTGCTGATTTAAAAGGAGACAAAGAAAGTAAAATGGAAGATGTTCAAGAAGAAGAAATGTCTGATGAAATACAAGCACCTTTAAAATCAAGAACAGTAAAAGAAGAATTTTCTGAAGAAGTTTCTAAAGAAGAAGTTTTAAAAGAAGAACTTTCACAAGCTGCTGCAAAACCGATTAAACATAATCCAGAATCAGTAACAGAACAAAAACAAGTTAAATTTGCAAAAGGTAGATTTAACACAACTTTAGATAGAGTATTAAATAAATTAAACAAATAAAAAAATGAGTAATCAAAGAAACGTAAATTTGGCAACAACTACTAACATAACTACAACTTATGCTGGAGAATTTGCTGGGGAATACATCGCAGCAGCTTTATTGTCTGCATCAACTATCGATGATGGTGGTTTAACTGTAAAGGCAAACATTGCTTTTAAAGAAGTGATTAAGAAATTAGCAACAAATGCTTTAGTAACTGCTGCTGGATGTGATTTTAGTCCAACATCAACTATTACATTAACTGAAAGAATTATTGAGCCAGTTGAACTACAAGTTAACCTACAATTATGTAAGTATGACTTCGTAAACGATTGGGAGGCTCAATCAATGGGTTACGGATTAGGACAAACTTTACCTCCTAAATTCTCTGACTTCTTAATTGCTCACGTAGCATCTGAAGTAGCACAGAATACTGAAGCTTGTATTTGGAAAGGAGATACGGCAGCTGGTACAAACAATTCTTTTGATGGATTTGAAAAACTAATTGCAGCATCAGCAGCAGCTGGGGATATTCCAGCAGCACAACAAGTAGCAGCAGTTGGTGGTGGATTATTATCTACAAACATTATAGATGAATTATCTAAAGTGGTAGATGCTATTCCGGGAGCATTATATGGTAAAGAAGATTTATTCCTATATGTTGGAACTAAAGCAGCTAAATTATATGTTCAAGCATTAGGAGGATTTGGTGCAAGTGGATTGGGTGCAAATGGTGTAAACAATATGGGAACTCAATGGTGGAACAATGGTTCACTAACTGTAAATGGTGTTAAAATATTTGTATGTCCGGGAATGTCGGATAACAAAATGTATGTAGCACAACGTTCAAACTTATACTTTGGAACTGGATTATTAAATTCAACTCAAGAGGTTAAGGTTTTAGATATGGCAGATTTAGATGCTTCAAACAATGTTAGAATGGTAATGAGATTTACTTCAGCAGTACAATTTGGTATTGCAGCAGACATAGTTGAATACGCTTAAAATTAATAATTAATCAATAGAAAAGGGTAGGTGGGTTTTATCTGCTTACCTTTTTTTTTATAAAATCATAAAAACAAATGGCTTGTACATTAACAACTGGGAGAAAAGTCCCTTGTAAAAGTGCCTTTGGTGGCATAAAAACTGTTTACTTCGCAGATTTCGGAGATGTTACTGGTGTTACAGTAGATTCAACGACAAAAGAAGCAACCATAACTGGTACTCCAACTTGGTATGAATATGATGTAAAAGGAAATTCATCTTTAGAAACTACTGTTACAAGTAGTAGAGAGAATGGAACAACTTTTTATACTCAAACATTAAATCTTACATTAACTTATTTAGATGCTTTAACTCAAGCAGAACTACAAACTCTTGCAGTAGCAAGACCACAAGTTGTTGTTGAGGATTATTATGGTAATAGCTTCTTATGTGGATTTGAAAATGGGATGGAATGTACTGGAGGTACAGTAGTAACTGGAGCAGCAGCTGGAGATTTAAGTGGGTTTACTTTAACATTCGAGGGAATGGAAGAAACTGCACCTTACTTTTTAGATGCAGCAGTAACTGGAGATGCAGCACAGATTGACCCAACTGCATAATATATTTATTTAGTTAAAATTAGAGCATCCTTAATTGGGTGCTTTTTTTTTGTTTATTCATTTCACAAAATAATAGTTTTATTACGTTATATATGTAATGATTATACTTACAACATCTGCAACTGCACAAAGCCTATCTGTGATACCTCGAAGTTATTTAGGTACTTTCACTATGGCAATAAGAGATGATAGCACAAACGTAACAGTAGACTATCAAATAACATCAGCAATTACATCGGGAAACTATCTTAATTTTAATACTATCTTTGCACCAGTTTTAGTGGAGAATCATTTTTACGATATTGAATTATTTACGGATTCAAATAAAACGGATAGTATTTATAAGGATAGAATATTCTGCACAGACCAAGATATAGACCAATCAAATAATGATTATTATAATATAAATGATGGTCAATTTACAAAATACAATGGTTACGATAATACTTATATAGTAATATGAAAAGACAAAGAAATAGTAAAGGACAATTTACAAAGGCATCTAAAGTTTCAGAATTTGGTTTTGTTAATTTAAGCACTTACACAAGTCCCGAAATTAAAGAGGTAAATGGTAAAGATTGGATTGAATATGGTGCTGATAATAATTACTTTCAGTTTCTTATAGATAGGTACAATGGTTCTCCTACTAATAACGCTGCAATTAATGGTATTAGCCAAGCTATTTATGGCAAAGGATTAAATGCTACTAATTCAAGCAGTAAGCCTAATGAGTATGCTCAAATGGTTTCTTTATTTAAAAAGGATGTAGTAAGAAGATTGTGCTATGATTTAAAATTAATGGGACAATGTGCTTTTCAAGTTATATATAACAAGAACAGAAGTAAGATAGTTCAGTTAGAGCATATGCCTATTGAAACATTAAGAGCAGAAAAGTGTAATGATGATGGAGATATACCAGCATATTACTATTTTAATGATTGGGCAAATTTAAAAAAAACAGATACACCATTAAGAATACCAGCTTATGGTATGTCAAATGAAAATATAGAAATATATTATGTAAAGCCTTATA